AGCCTCCAGGGTCAGGTTGGCGGTGGTGCTGGTCAGCTCACCAGAATCAGCAGCATCGAACTTCTGCTCGGTCAGAGCAGTGCCCTTGAAGTTGATTTTGGTGGTGCCGAGCAGGTCGTCGCCAGCGGTGGCGGCTTCGGTGCCTTGGCAGCGACGGATGGTGCCGGTAACGGCGGATCCATCATCACCAGCAACGGCATGCACTTCGCGGATGCTGACCACTTGGCACTTCACCGGAGCGGTAAAGAACTGCACATCAGCCACCGAAGAGGCGATGTAGTGGTCAGCAACGATGTACTGCTCGTTGGACAGTTCAAACTGGGAAGGTTGAGCCATGGTTAGTTACCTCAATCGAAGTTAGAGGTGTTGGTGGCGCGGACGATACCAATGTTCTTGGTCTCGTACACCTTCGACCAGTTTGTGATGGTCTCCAGTTGAGCGCGGGTCGGGTTGACCGTGGTGACGCCCCACTTGGCACCAACAGGGTGGTAGCAATAGTGCAGGTCGATCGACATGGCATCGCTCTTGGCGAGGATGTCACGATCGGTTTCGGTCTGCATTGCGAGCTGTTCGCCGGAGGCAACAGCGCCCTGGGTGAAGAAGTAGGTGGCGTACTCAGTGGTGGAGCCGCTGCCGTCGGTCTGCACATCGTCAGACACGATCACGCGCAGACCCATGTAGGTCGGCACGTTCACTTCGCCGCCATAAGCAGCAACCATCGAACCGCCCGACTGGGTGGTGGTGGTGCCACGGGCTTCAGCGGTGCTGACGTAATCGATGGCACGACGCTCAACCAGGTCGTAGTAGACCTTGGAGTGCATGCACACGGCGGTCAGCTTGTCGCCTTGATCGCCCAGCAGGCTGCGGGCTTCGGCAACGTGACGGGGGCTCAGGACAGTCGGGGTGTCAGCGGTCAGGCCGTCAATCGACAGGTCCACAAAGGGAGCAGTCGCGTTGTTGCCGAGGGCGCCGAACACACCGGCCAGGCAGGACAGCAGGTCCTTTTGGCGCTGGTTGGCAACGTAGTCAGCGATCTTGGCGCCGATGGCGGCCATGGGATCGGCACCAGCAGCCAGGGCTGCCAGGTCACGAGCCTCAAAGGCGCGGCCACGGTGCAGGATGACACCGACTTGCTTGTCAGCAGTGATCTTGCCGGGGGTCAGCGAGCTGCTGTCAGTCAGCACCTCGAAGTCACCGGAAAGGTTAGCTTTCCAGAAGGGGACGTTGATAAAGTCACCACCCTCAGTAGCATTCAGCTCAGCCATCGGCTGGACCACACCGCTAGCCAGGAAGGCATCACGCTGCGTGGTTTGCTCGATGACGTAAGGCGTAAAAACCTCTGGGATGATGATGTCAGAGCGAAGAGTCGCCATGATTCATCTCGGGGGAATGGTTTACGGTGTGGGCGCAGCCCAAAGCACCAGCGCAGCCGGTTGCAAACAGCTTAACGGTTAGCTGCTGCCTTCATGCGATCATACAAATCACGGTCTGTACGGAACAGCCGCGCTTGTTCTGTCAGGTTAAATGTATCGCGGCTGAATGGATTAGCCATCCCAGCAGGGATGCCGCCAGTGCTGGCACCGGCTGATGGTGCACCACTGCCCTGCGGCTTGGGTTGCTTTTGCATCCAGGCTGGCAGGGTTTTTGCCCACTCGCTGACGGGTGTGCGCTGGTAGCCATCGACCACTACAACGGTGCCGTCAGCATCGCGCTCGATCTGATCAGCGCTCAGCTTGGTCTTTAGCACCAGGTCGGGGTCATGCACGATGTCAGCCAGTGCCGTTACCGCTGGTGTGACCAGCTCTAGCTCGCGGACGCGGCTCTCCAGTGCAGCAATGCGCTGGTCCTTCTCCGCCGTCGCCTCACGAAACTGCTGCTCTAGCGCTTGCCGTGCCTCTTGGTACTTGCCTTGTGATTCAAGCTGCTGCTGCTCGTAGTTGCGCTTGAACTCAAGCAGCTCGTTGACATCAACGCCATCAGGCAATGCTGGCGCCTTTTTGGCAGCACGCAACTCTGAAATCAATTCTTTATTTTTGCGCTCTAGTGCCTCCACGCTGCGTTGCAGCGCTTCGGTATTGTCACCCCCGGTAGCCGCAGGCTCCTGGGTTTGTGTTTCGTCAGACATGGATAAGCCGCAGGCTTAATTACGCTGCCATCGTAATGGCGCGTGGTGATCGTGTCAAAGCGTGAATGGGACACACCAACCCGTGAGCCATGGAATCCGCTGATCAAGCAGTGCCTTGATGCAGTAGATCGCCATGAGCACCTGTACCGCAGCACCGGCAACGGCTGGCATGCAGCCAAAGCGCAAGACCTGCGGTGGTACGTCGCTGAACTAAAGGACTGGATTCACCGGCAGGAGGCGGCTACCACTTCACCTGGCTTGACCACCAAGCCGGGGATATCTTCCCGCGAGCAATGTTACTGGCGTGCCTTGCCTTAAAGGATGCCCGCCTGGCTTTCGCTGCTGCTGACTCGCCTTTGCGCGGTGGGCTGCCGCTGACGCCTTGCTGCCCGAACCGGATCAGCTTGACAGTCTCGCCTTCCTTGGCAAGCACCGCATGCGATTTGGTCGGGTGGTTGGGCGTCCGCTTGGGTTTGTTGTAACCCTCGAACTGCTCGCCGCGATAGGTGATCATCTTCGTGGTGCAGGCTTCAGCTCTGACCGCTTTTTGATCACCGCGTTGCCGGTTGACTCAGACTTGATCCGCACGATCGGATCATCCATGCTGCCGACACGGGTGACGCTACCACCGCCCTGCGTGGGTATGGTCGCCCGCTCACCGCCAATGCTGGTGATCACGCCAAAGGTGCGTGTGCCTTGGTAGTTCCAGCTAACCCGGTCGCCGCGTTTCATTTCTTTTTGCCTCCTTTCTTGGGCATGGGTTTTTGAGGCTTAGCAGGTCCGGTGTACTTAGGCATCACTTTTTACCTTTGGGTTTACGGGCTTTGCCGGCTTTGGACAGGGCGATGGCGACGGCTTGCTTTTGCGGCTTGCCGGCCTTCATCTCAGCTTTGATGTTGGCTGAGATGGTCTTCTGCGAGCTACCTTTCTTTAACGGCACCGTATCGAGCCCGCAACTGATCCAAGGTTAGCTCTGACCCATCGTCGCGGACGAGCTTGGCGATGGCGTCCTTGGGTCCGTACTTAGCCGCCAGCTTGTCGAAGTAGGCAACCTTGTTGGCGCCAAGTGCCTTTGCCTTGACCGGCAGCGGCTGCTTGGCCAGCCACTGGCCGTAGGACTCGTTAACCGGCACCTGCCCGTCAGCGCTAGCGCGGGTGCCTGCTGGTGGCGGCGTGAACCCTAGGGCTTTGTAGTCAATCACCGGCACGGTCGTGCTGCGACAGTTGAAGTGCTGCGGCGGCGTCGGTCCTTTGCCGTATTCAAACTCACGGCCATCAAGCGCCCGGCAGATCGCGCTGGTGCGGGTGTCAAGCGTAGCGACGTACCGATAACGCGGTGTGATGTCCTGGTTCGCCTCATACACCTGTTGGCTGGCGGTGTTGGCCACTTGGTTGATGCTGGTGCGGACCAGCGCGATGACCTGGTTGTCTGCTACTGCTGTTGCCTGCCCGCCTGCTGCGATGAGCTGCTTGACGGTCTTGGCTTCCTCGCCAAACTGCAGGCTGCCGATCAACCGCTTAGCAATGGCAGGCGTCGGCTCTCCGGTCAGCAGCCCTTGCCGCACCACCTGCGAGAACCGCTCAGCTTGGTCGACGGCGATGCCACGGAATGCCTTGGTAACTACCTCACCATTGGGCAGCGTGATCGTGGCACCCTGCGCAGCGGTCAGGTTGAACGTCGCCGGTGCACCCTGCACTGCTGCAAACAGGTCATCTGATAGCGCTACCACGTTGAGCTGCGTCGGGTCGGTTGTGACCACGCTTTGCGCAAACTGCGGGCTGATCTCCACGGTGCGCACTGCATCACGAGCGCCAGCAGGTAATGCACGCCGTAACTGATCGGTCACAAACTCAGACTGCAACTGCGCGATGCCCTGCAGTTCGGTTGCTGTAATCTCCGTCGCATCACCAGCCCAGGTGCCAAGGCTGTCCTTTAGCTGCGCAAGGATCGCCCGCAGCCTGGCAGCTTTGACCGGCGCGGCCAGCTCATCAATCGTCCGCAGTTGATTAACTGCATCAATGATGATGTCGTTGTAGGCATTGATAATGCGCCGCGCAACGCTATTGCTGAACCTGTTCAGGTCGATCGCGTTGCGGTATAGCGCTTCTGGTGTGGCCATTAGATGACACCAAGCTGCTCAGGGCGATATTGCGACCTGATGCTTACATTGGCACCACGGGTTAATGCGCCCTGCACTGCTGCAGCGAAGGCGTCGTAACCGTTCTGGCCGTCTTCCATAATGCGCAGCTCGTCCACTTCATCGGCCTTGCCGTTTTTGTACCACGTCAGCCGGATGACAGCTAGCACTTCATCAGGCAGATCGCAAACGGTGTAATCAAGCTCCTGCTTCCTGGGCTTCTTCGGCTCCATCCAGATCATCAGGTCCACTAGCCAGTCTGTCAGCTTGTCCAGCAGACGGTAGATCAAGCCCCGCATTGGATGTGGCCTCCAGCTCCTCGTCTACATCAAAGTTATCGCCCAGCACATCGCCCTCGGCCAGCTCACGCAGCAGGGTCTCTTGGCTGATGGTGCCAGCGGTGTACAGCGACAGCAGCGCGGTGATGTCCTGCGGTTCAAGGCGTGCGCCGAGGAAATCGCGGTTGACGTAAGCGCTGCCAGCGGCAGTGGCATTGCCGAGGTACTGCGCGTGAAACTGCAGGCAGTTATCGATCATGTCCTGCATGTTTTGCGCGATCACCATCATGGTGCTATCGCCTTGGCTACGGTCGATGCGCTTTGCCTCAGCGGTCTCAGCGCTCAGCTTTTGGCCTAGCACTGCAGACAGCCCTAGCTCATTGATCTGCAACGCAAGCTGCTCAAGCCGGCGGAACTGCGCCTCAAAGCTGCGGCCTGCTGGTTCGATGTACTCGGCACGGCCTTCGGCTGGGAACGCGATCGCCTCACCAGGTCCGGCTGATACCTCTTCCGCTGCTGACGGGAACCCGTAAAACGCCAGCATCGGCACTGCTGAGATGTGCAGTTGGTTGTCAAGGTCCGACTGCACTTGATAGGTCTTGAGGTTCAGCTCTGCGATGTCCTCAAGCGGCGGCCGCGACTCCATGAAGCCATGACGCTGCGCGTAGGCAATGCTGAATGGGATCTCGCTAAGGCTGGTGCGGCCTTCATCAACGACGGTGAACTCACCGCTGTCTGCTTTGCGGTGGATGCGGTACTCACCAGGCGTTAGGACACGCACCTGCTCGACGGACTTCTCGCCAAACTCACCATCAGGGACGGTGACCACCTCGGCTAGGCGAAGCTGGGTCAACACCTGCCGGCCTTCTTGCGTCTCGGTGCGCCATCCAAGGATCTGCCGGGGCGTGTAGGTCACCCAATAGGGGCGACCCCCATTAGCAGGTGCATCCACCAATGTACCAATGTGGCCATAACGGACCATCTTGCGGGCTGCTTCATAGGTCCAGACGTTGAGGTCATTGCCTTGCAGGTCTACGTCGAATAATTGCTCGCGGATGATGTCAGCGGTGTCATCCAGCCGGACGGGCTTGCGGGTCAGCATGCCGGCCAGCATGCGCTCAAGGCGGATGTAGTACGGCGGGCAGACGCTACGGGCTAGGCGGTTGTCGTAGGACTCGTCTAGCTCGCGTGGCTCTTGCGGCAGATAACGGCGATGCTTCTTACGCATGCCGTAGGTGCCCTGCAGCAGGTCCTCGATTAGCAACCAATGCGGCTCTTGCGCGTACCAAGCAGTGTTGGGGTCGCTGACCTTCGATACGGTGCGCTGCGCTAGCGGCCGGTCATAGAACGAATAGCCGGTATGCACGACCGCTAGCTGCTGACAATGGTGTCAGTTTACGGCTTCAGCCCCTGATGACAGGCCGGGTGGTTGTGATGCGCCTCAGCGGCTTGATCACGGCCAACGCTGATGCCGACGGCGTACATCATGAACAGCAGCGTCAGGGCTGCGAAGCGGTTGATCCAGGGATTGGTGACCATGGTTGGGATGGTAGTGGTAGGGCGGCCTTGGCGGCCGTGCGCACAAGATACCAGCGTTTGCCGCCGTGGTCAACCCTAGTAGAGGCGGATCCCAGTCCCTCGGCCGGCGCCAGCGTGCAGGGGGTTGAACTCACGCCACACCAGGTAGCCGAGCGCGTCGTTCATGTGGTCAAAGCCAGCGTCCTTGTCAGGCTCGCCTTTGTCGTTGTAGCACTGCAGCTCCAGGCACTCGATGACCCGCTTGCAAGTTTCTGACACCTGCAACCGCACCTGCCCTTTGCCGTTCTCCAGCAGCGCCTGCACGGCTGCCACCCGGTCACGCACTGGTGGGTTGCTGCGTGGTGACTGGTTCGACATCCCGTAGGACTCCAAGATCTGGATGTCGGTTTGGCTTGCGTTGGTGCTGCGGCTGCCACCGCTGGCGTCGGGGTAGATGTAGATCTGCTGCTGCGGGTGGCGGCGGCGGATCTCTTGTGCTAGAGCGTCGGTGTCATGGGCACCGGCGATCTCGTCGATCACCAACAGACCATTGTTCAGCCGGACGGCGATCACCGCAGACATGTTGCCAACGTTGAAGTCAATGCCAACCCGGATCGGCTCCGATGCAGTATTTGGCGGCTCCGCAATGCAGTGTTTGTTGCGGTCAAAGCGGTCATACACCTGCCCGGTGGTCAGGTTGACAAACTCGCCGTCGAGGTACGCCCGCAGCAGGCTTGGGTCGTAGTTGGCTTCTAGTCGCTCGATGAAGTCTGGCGGCAGGTGCGGGTTGTCCACCGTGCGCATCTTGATGAGCTGCCGGTCTGGGCGCTGCTTGGCCTCGTCGCTGCCGAACGTGTTCCACATCCACCGGAACCCCTCTGGCGTCGATGCCGCACCAAACTGCCGGACATTGCCAGAGCGCAAACGGCCAAGGATCTTAGGAAATGCCTTGTTGGCAATGCTGGGCGTCACCGTGTCGATCTCATCCGCCAGGACCCATGCAAGGTTCAGGCCAATGATGCGGCTCCAGTTCTCAAAGCTGCGGCACAGGATTTTTGTGTCACCGCCCGGCAGGTGCAGCATGTACTCCGGCAGCGGGCTAGCTCTGAAGGTGTACGGGATGTCGTACGCCTCAAGGAATGCCTCGAAGTCCGTTTGCCAGATGTCCCTGATCAGCGGTCCAGTCGGCTCCATCACGCAGCCGATAAAGCCCTGATTAACCGCTGCCAGCATTACCGCTTTGGCACATAGCGCCCTGGTCTTGCCAGCGCCATAGCCCGCGCTGATGCCAAGGATCTGCGTTGCGGTGTCATCGACAAACGCAAGCTGCCCGGGATGCAGGTCTGCACGGATGCGGGCAACCAAGTCGTCAGTATCCTCTGGCGTCTGCTGCTGCATGAAAGCAAGCAGCGGCACTGGTTCGCAGATGCTGCTGACGATGCTCACAGAACCTTGCGGACAACAGTCTTGATGCTGCCATCATGCTGAACAGCAATCCTATGCAGGATGCGCGGCTCGTCGCCCTTTGGCTTAAGCAGCCGACCAACGGCTGTAACAGTAGGTTTCATTCTTCTTCAGCGTTAAACAGTGATTCCATCAACTCAGCCTTAGCGATCTCCAAACAGCCGATCAGCTCAACGGCTGTCAGCTCAGAGTCGTTCATGGCTTGAGCGACTGCAGAGAGGAAGTCTTCCATGGTGTGACGTGGTGTCGGTTGGAGCTTAGCGCATCCCACGAGGTAAGCGAAAGCCTGGCTGCTTTACGTTTACCTTGAGCCTATCAATGGCGCCTGAAGAGTAAAACCTTTTTGCCGCTTCCGCTGTCAAGAGACTGCGCCGTTGCTTACGGCTAGGGGTTGGCCGACGCCCTCCTTTTGCTTGAATGTTGGCAATCACTCGCTTTTGGTTGCTGGCTGCACGCGCCGCACGCTGAGCGGTTGTTTGCTTTGCTGCTGCTTTTACTGGAGCTGCAGCACGGACCTTGGCAGCTTTTGTCGCCATGCGCGCAAAAGCCTGATCACTGTTTTTTCTTTGTATATCAAGCGGAACGCGCTTGGTGCTTGGCACTAGATTTATTCCTTTACCGGCGACCATCGTTCCAACGGGGCGACTGTTAAACCTGTTCAGCGTCTTGCTTTGTCCGGTCCGGTTTGCGGTTGTGTTTTTTGGCGCTGCTGCCTTAATGCGTTTAGCGGCCATTTCATTTGCTGCGGGCTTCGCCTTAATCGCCCCTGGCTTCAAGCCCCGTGGCTTGCCAATGGTGCCCTTAGGCGCAGCCGATGCCTGCATGGTCTGCGTAGCACGCTTCTTGCCGCTGGCAGTCTTAAGCCGGCCACCACGAGCAGTAGCCCCTGCGCCCTTTGGAGCAAACCTGCCTCGGTTGTCTCGTGCGTAACGACGTGCCATGGCTAACGCTGCAATACAGGCAGGTTAGCTAGCTCATCTCAAACCGCAGCAGCCGGGCTTGCTTCTCTACTGCAGTCATGGCAAGGCCGACTTGGTTGTTCTCGCGTGCAATGCGCTCGTAATCCTGCAACCGCGCCAAAGCAGCCTCAAGCCACTGAGGCCGCTCCAGCTCAGCGTCAAGCGCCATTAATTTACGCGCTTCAGCCAAATAATCACGCACTTGACGTTCACTTATTCCCCACTTTTCGGAACCGTATTGAACAATTTGATTATGATTCCATGCACGCAAAAGTAATCCATAAACCTCATTTACGCGGTTTTGGATCTCGTCTTTAGTGCTTTTGCGCCCCATTGTATTACTCCCGGATTTGAATTGGCATGATGAGGTACGTCTGCTCTGTCATGCTAGTCGGCCTTAGCACGACCGGCGTCGTTGCGCTATTGGCCGACAGTGTAACAGTCTCCGCTTGCCGCATGGCCTTTAGGCCATCAAGCAGGTAATGCACGTTGAACGCCCAGGCACCAGCGGCTGCGCCTTCGTAGGTGATCAGCTCTTTGCCGTTGTTGGCATCGGCTTCGGCGGTGATTGCCAGCGCGCCTGCTTTTGCAGTGAGCTTGACGACTGAGTTGTGCGCCTCTGCGATCAGCGCTACGCGCTCTAGGCACCGGGTGAACCTGTGCCGGTCCAGGGTGATGGTGTGCTCAAAGGACTTGGGCACCAGCGCTGCGACGTCGGGGTACTTGCCGTCAAGGATGCGGCTGTAGATGGTGACGCCATCACCGGCATCGATGACGGCCTGCCCGGCTGCTGCTGCGACGGTGACGGTGCGGTCCTGCAGCAGCTTCATGGTGCTGGCTGGTAGCACCAGGTCAATGCCATCGGGCAGAGCTACGGGGATACGCATCAGCCGGTGGCCGTCGGTGGCCTCCATGTAGCCGGCTGCCATGTGGATGCCTTGCAGGATCTGCTTGCTCGCGTCGGTGCTGACAGCTGCCATGCAGGCACGCACACCAGCGGTCAGGTCCAGCTCAGCGCCAGGAGCCTCCACAACGGGCATGGAGGGATAATCCGCTGCATCCTGCACCGCAAGCCCATAAGAGCCGCTGGAGGCGCTCACAGCGCCGTCTGACAGCGTCACAGGCTCACCATCATCCATGCGGCTGACCAAGCCAGCCAGCAGCCGATACGGCAGCGCCACGGTGCCAGGTGTGTCTACAGCAGCAGGAACCCGGACGGTGATGCCAAGGTCCAAGTTGAAGCCGGTGACGGTCATGGCGCCAGTATCGGCGGCGATCAGGCAGCAGCTCAAGATCGGGTGGCTGTTGCCGGTGCCAACGGCTGGGGCAATGGTGCGGAGTGCATGGCTGAGATCAGCCTGCGTGGTGATGAGCTTCATGTGGCGGCATCGGTAAGGATGGAAACAATCCGCTCGTAGTCAGCGGCGAATGATGCAACCAGTTCAGCCGGTATGGGCTGCTGGTCATCTTGGGCATTGTCGCGGATAGCAGCGGCGTATGCAAGCGCATGCTCCATGGCGTCATGGAGCCGGTTGATCACGGGTTGCTGCTTGGCTGAGATGTTGATGAGATCCATGTAATGACATAAGCGACAAGCTGCTCCACCATGCGGCGTGGGATGTCCCCGCGCACATTGGCTAGCGCGTCGGACACTAGCCGGTGGTAACGCGCCACGGTAAGGCCACTGTCGCAATTCGACACAAGCGCTCGGCTGCGGATCAACTCCGACCGGCTGACGCCTGCCATTGCTGCCTGCTGGTCAAGCGCCACCAGGTCTGCAGGCTCAAACCGGACTTTGACTTCTCTCATAACGGTCCTAACGGTCGCCTAACGGTAGGCGTTCGGCGCAAATCGCCCGCCACCACTGGGCTGAGCCCCTAACCTAACACTCCTAACGCTAAAAAACATATACATACATAAAGAGCGACACCCCACCCACCCACCCACTTACACCCTCTCTCTTAAAGGGGGGCTCTTCCAGAAAAGCGTTAGGACCGTTAGGACCGTTAGTTTCCAGTCATACCAAGGGTTCTTGGCCGAACGCCTCCGAACGGTCAGGCGGCTTCGAGGGGGATTTTGGTGGCTCGACTGTTACCGCCTGAACCTTTGAACCAAATAACGCCCACCTTCTCGGCGCCCG